CGCCCTAGCGGCGCACACAAACACGGATAAGGCACTAACCACCCTTTTTATCCCTGCTCATTCGTGCAGGTTTTTTTCTTCAATGCGAGTATAATGGTAGCCAGTGCAAAATGCGCTCCACGCTTGCTGGCTACTACACTAGTCATGCACCGCATACGCTTCGCCTTCTTCAGTCAATGGGAATTTTTCAGGGAAGAAACTGGACTGGGGCTCTATGAATGTGCTAGGGTAAACGGGCAAGGATTCTAGGAAAAGTCGATATGCTTGTGCGGATGCGGTCACCTCAGCGTACAGGTCCATGATCTGGATGCGGGTGCGACCTGGTTGCCGGTGATAACGGCGGAGTATTTTCTTCTCTTGGCACAACCACATGAAGAGCAACGCCGGGGGCACCTCCTCCCACGAGCTGTCTGCATCTTCAGCCGCAACAGGGATTGCGGGTGCAGCGAAAACTTGGCTGTCAGCGGTGGTTGGTGCGACAGGGGTCAGGTGGGCTGGGACTGTTGCTTCACGCGCGTGCAGTCGGCGGGACGCAAGCTTGATGCTGGCATGGACCGAGGCTAGGTCACTGACCACCCAATCCCATACCTCTTCAAGCGCGCCGAAGATGATAGTACGATCAGCCGCGGGGGTCGCAAGCTGGTCAGCGGTGGTAGAGATCTCATCCTTGCAGTCATCTATGTCTGTAAGATCGCCTATTGCAACACGGTCCCCAAGTGCCTCTTCAGCTGCAGCGCGAGTGTCAGCATCTGCAATGTGACGGAGAAGACTTCTGACTGTAAGCTCGTATGCGCTGGAGAAGAACTGGTTGCCTTGGAAACGCCCGTAGTGGCTGATCGAGTTGGCAGCGCAACGGGCATACACTGCCATGTAATTGTGCCTGGTCACGTCATCACCAGGAACTTCACCTTCAGCTAATTGCCTGACTGCTTGATCAGCACGGAACCCGTGGCGGCCACCGGCAAATGACCACTGTGCGCGCTTTATTCTAGCCACGCTAGCTGCTGGGCCCATGCCACCAACGACAGCAGCGCTTTCGTAGGCCTCACGGGTGCGCAGTTTGCGCAGTGACCTGCCCACTGCCCGCAGCCAGCCAGATGTGGAAATTGCCGTCCCCATGAAGGAAGCAATGGATTGCGAGGCGTCATGCAATTCCTCAGCCCGGCGCCAACCTGGCATCCCCATTGCATACAGAGCATTGCGGACTCCTGTCTCGATGTCGACGCCAGCAATAGATTCGCGCAAAGCCGCCACTAGGCGGTCGATTTCTGTCCCACTAAGAGCATAGAGTTTCCAATGCCGGGAATACTCCTCGTCTTCGAGAAACTCGGAAAGGATGTTGTTGCGGACAGCGTTGTCCAGCGCAGCAGCCTGCATTCGATGATCGATTGCTAGTGAAACTGCCTTCTCGTCTACCGCTGATGACCCGACCGCCCGCGCTGCTTCTTCGACAGTCAAACCAGCGGTGATGCCACTGCTCCCAGCCCCGTGTGGGGCAGACGGCGGAACATGTTCGGCCGGGTCACCAACACCGGCTCGCCCGGTAATATCGCCGAGGATTATAGCGTGACGAGGGTAGAGCTGGGAGGGGTCGAGCACCTCACGCTGAACAGCAAGATTGAGCCTAGTCCCAGCCACATAGGGGAGAACATCGGCTTCCTCGCCCTCAGCCAAATCTCGATACAGGCGCCCAGCAGCGTCAGCCCCTGCTTCCATGTACAAATTCATGACACGCTGCATTGCCCCAGCAGACGTGCAGACCACGGCGTGGGTCCTGAGTGGTGATTCGATCTCGGCAAATGGCTTAACCAGCTGGATTTCTGCGTATGGGCATGGCATTTCGTACTGCTCTACCATTGTGACTAGGGCGGTACCAGAGACCTTGAACCCAAAGCCATATGCAAATGAGCCTGGCGAAAAGCGCATGCCCAAGGCTGCCTCGATAAGGCCGCTCGTGCGAAGTGCGGTGATCGCACCCATCATGTCGTGCATGTGATGATCCCCAAGCATGGTCAAATAGGCCCTTGCGGACCGTGCGTCCACCCGGACTGCACCTTGGCAGTTTGGGAAAGGGAAAATCAGATGATTGGTACGGGAGTGGCGGAGCGAGATGCGCTTTGTACTGCCCTCAATCTCGCGACCATCCACGTCAAGAATCTCGAGGTTGGTTTGGCCGCTCCAAGCACGGAGGAACAGTGCTGCAAGTGCTTCATGGTGGTGGCCAGAATTCTGCGCCCATTTCAGAGCAGCAAGCCCTGACGCAATTTTCCGCCGGACAGGGTTGTAGAGCTGGATCTTTGCCTCAGATACCACTGAAGCCCCTACACTGCGGTATGCCTTATACCCTATGTGCGTGAGCCTTGAATCATAGAAATTACGCGAAGATGACCCAACAGTCATATGTAGCCGGCGGTCATCATATGAGACCGTAGTAACTCGCGGGACCACGTCCTCCTCAATGTTGACGAGGCCGTGGAAGGCCCACATAGAATAAGGGCAAGGGTACGTATGGTTTACTATTGAGAATTCACCAAGGTGGCGGGAACGCATGTCCCTGGCCCAGACAAATGACCCAATGCGCCGCAGCCTCTCGTACTCGCCAGCTGCGCCAGGTAAGGCATAGCGCACAAGGTGAGCAATGGTGTCAAGGTTGGTTCGGTCTGCGTTCTGCACTGCGCGGCGAGCAGCACCTATTCCTCGTGATCCAAGCAACACGGCAACCACTTCACTCTTGTCAACGCGAGCAAGGGCTTCGTCTACGAATGATTCAGGCATGTTGGCGAAGGTCTCCTCCAGCAAGGCAGCTTCGTGGCAGCCGGCGGCTAATACAGCAGTCACAGCGGCTTCCCAGTTAGGGTCATCGTCTATCTCTGCCAGAGATGCGAAAGGTTCAGCTAAGCCCCTTGCTTTGGCAGCTTCGCGGAATATCCTCCTGATTCGACCCGAGGGATCTTCCCAGCCCTCGACTGAATACCCAAACGGGGACTTCGCTGCACTCAGAGCTGTTGCGACGCTGGGTTCTTGGCCGAGTACAGCACCCCAGTACGGGGCCAACGCATCTGCACGGCAGGCGTCAGCGATCTCTGCATACCATGCTAGGGGGTCGAGAGCCCCGGAGCTCATCACTGCGCAGATGGGTCTGATGCCCAGGCCACGCATGCTAGCGGGGGCCATGCCAGCAACTGCCTGAGACCAGGGTGACAGTTCCTGGAAAGCCCTTGAGGCCCGGTAAGCCAGCCTGTATGCAGACCAACATGCTACCCAGTATGCAACTACTGGGTCAGAGCCAGTTGCAGCAGCGCTAGCGGCAGTGCCAAGGAGAGTGTTGGTGTGATCGCAGACGCCGGCAAACCTTCGGGCGTGGTCCCGATCTATGCGCATCATGGTCTTGGTGGAGTGCGCCACCTGAGCCCCGTCGAGGTACAGCTCATTGAGGTAAACAAACTTCAGAGATGAGAAGAAACTCTTGATTGTGTCCATCTCAAAGCCCAGGCCATCATACAGCTCACGGAGGAGAACACGGGCCCGCTCAGCTTTTGCTTTCCGTTCTTCTAGTGTGCCTGATAGCACTACAACGGTTGCTGCATCGTCTATCAAACATAGTGTGTATGCTTTCTCCTCCTTGGACAGGATGCCCTCCTCGGACAACAAGTGGACCCAGTAGATGAGAATGTGCGCGTGCATGGTAGTGTCGGACGTTGCTGGCCAGCCCTGCACATTACCATTGCTCAACCTGCTGGATCTCTTGTACCCGCGGCGGTCAGTGAAGACCTGGAGGCGGTCCCATATCGCACGGACGGCTCGGGGGTTTTCACATTGGGTGGTCCCTAGTGCGTAGTCTTGCCAAACATGAAACCCGGGCCGAGGCATCTTTGGAGAAAAGCCACTGATGTCGGTCGACGTGGCAATCGCATCGGCGTGAGGCCATGTTGAGACGCGCGCACCCATGCTCTGGAACTTTCTCTTGTGTGTGACAATGGGAACACGGATAGACACACCCGGGGTCAGATCTGCAAGTGGGCGCAGACTATGGTCCACCTCTGTCAGAAATTCACGGATTGTATCGCAGCCTGAGAGCGTCTCTCGGACCTTCTTACCAGGCTTGGTGTTTTCAGACTTGCCTGCAATGGCTGCGATACACTCGTCAGATGGTCCGAGCTCCCCGGCCATAACGCGCGCCCGCCAAGTATCCATGCTCTCGCCATTGGACAACGTTGGGCCATTGAATAGCGCGGACAGCAGTTCATTCTGGTCGACCTGGGTCAATGACCTAGACTGTGACCGGTCCATGTACGGGCCCAATTGCGAAACCACACGGGTGCAGTCTTTGGCCGAAAAAACGTGGAAGTCACCAGAGTGGTCATACGGGAACTCGCGACTGATGCACGCCTTACCCCATTCTTCACCTGGGGGCAGTGAGAAGCGCCCACTCAGGCATCGCTTTGCCCAGGGGAGGTCAGCTACAATGTATTCTGGGTCCTGGCGCATGGCAGGGAGCCGGCGCTTCTTGTACGCAAATCGCGCGACATCGTACGCCTTGCAAAACCGGATGAAGTCTGCCCACTTGTCGGGACGATAGACATTTGCGGTTGCAGTCTTGCTTAGCAGCTCTTCGTGAAGGGCGGCTTGGTCAATGTCAGGTGGTGAGATGAGGTGATACAGTTTGAAGAGCTCTGCCTTTGCACGGTCTGCGATGGTGAGCCCGCACACCCAGTCATACCAAGATGAGGAGGCAATCCCACATGCCTCATTGTCAGCGCGCAGGGAAGCATCCCGTTCCTCCCACCCACAGTCGATGGGTGCCTCGTTTTCCCCCACAGCGTTTTGCCAGCGGGTGTATGCGAGATGCATGTGGCGGGCAACATATGATGGATCGGGAAAGGTCTCCAGCATCCGAGCTATGCGACGCACTCCATGCATGAACGGCGCCCAAAGATCTGCTGGTGCGGGATCCCCGGTGAGGCGGTAATCCTTGAAGGCTATGGCGGCGTTGCGGAGGCTAGTGGCCACTGTCCGGAGCTGGTCTGCAGCTGACGCATCTAGAATGTAGCAGGTTGGGCCTACGTAGATGACGAGTGTTCCAGCATAGTTGTAGCATGCCTTGTCGAGGCCAG